GTCATTTAAAAGCTACCACTTAAATTAAGTCTACTGGACAAAAAAGCAATATTATGTAACAATACACTTGTATGAACCTTAAAAAACAACCACCAAAGGGGGATAAAACAATGAAGCAACTAACAAAACAACAACGGAAATTATTGGCCATCACCCCAGATAGCCAGCTTCTTAAAGTATTTCCTGGTTTTACTAGGGAATATCTACGAGAGGAAAAACGCAAATGTAAAAAGGCAACTCCTGAAGAAACGATTGACCGAGACAGGAAAGCCTTAATTTCTAAACTAAACGAAGCCGAACTCTCTAAAAAGTATAAGAAGTCTCTGGCTATCATTAACTCCATCCAACAGGAACTCAACGCAACACTTCAACTCTCTAAATGTCGTCAAACCTATCGCATTACTCCAGCTACTAATGCTCATTCTGAAGCCACAGCAATTATAGTAGCATCTGATTGGCACTATGAGGAACAAATTAAGCCGTCTTATGTTAGCGGACTAAACCAGTATAATCTGGAAATAGCTGACCAGCGGATTAACAGGTTCTTCCAGAATGCCTTGCGATTAATTAACATCTGTAAGCAGGACATTGAAATTGATAACATCGTTCTGGCTTTACTTGGCGACTTTATCTCTGGCAATATTCACGACGAAAACCTAGAAACTGGACAACTCCGACCTATTGACGCTGCTTTTGCGGTTCAAGGTAAACTGATGTCTGGAATAAAATTTCTTCTAGAAAAGACCAAATGTGACATTATAGTTCCTTGTAGTGTTGGCAATCACTCTAAAATTACTGAGAAAATCCACGTTTCTACCGAAACAGGCAACTCCCTAGAAGGATTGATGTATCACAATATGGCGATGTATTTTGAAGATGAGCCAAGAGTGAAATTTGTCATTAGTGAAAGCTACCACACCTACTTGACGATATACAACAAAACACTTCGTTTCCATCACGGACACGCAATTAGATATAATGGGGGTATTGGTGGTATCTACATTCCCGTTAGCAAGGCTATCGCACAATGGAACAAAGCCAAGTTTGCTGACCTAGATGTCTTCGGGCACTGGCATCAGCAACGAGATGGCGGTAATTTTATTACTAATGGCTCTTTAATCGGCTATAATGCTTATGCCTTGCGTATTAAGGCTGATTATGAAGAGCCTAAACAGGCGTTTTTCTTAATTGATAAGGATAGGGGCAAGACAATTGTCGCTCCAATCCTAGTTGACAGAAATTAACAACAACAACAAAACTCGGAGAGGTTGGTGGTTCTTCTCCGAGCTTTTTATTTATTCTTAAAAGTATAGTATTTATAGGGGGCTTGAATTATTTTTTAAGTGTGTTATAATAGTAAATGTCAAAATTAAGGTTTAGTGGTTTTTCCTTAATTTTGATGCCTGCTGATTAGCGATATCGGTTTAGACGAGTATAATATGCGTTGTATATTTACTTGAGCTAAACCATCACTTCTCGGCGGACTACAAAGGTTTGAGCCTTTGTCATATTGTTTAAAAAGGAAGGGGGGAAGCCCTCCCCCCTTATACCGCTATTTTTAGGGGTAAAACTGAACTTAATTTTTTTAAGTTTGGGCTGGTTCAATTCCAGATAGCGGTGCCAACATTTTATTAAAACCTTAATTTTATGCCGCAAATAGTATGGACAATTGGGTAGATGCTATGATAGAGCGAGAAGCTCTTCCTAAGGCGGCTCGTGAAGATACGATAGCTGAGTTTTGTGCTAAGTGGAAAATTTCTGAAGCGACTTATTACTATCAATCCTCTAAAACGGAAAATCAAAAGAAAATTGTTAAAAAAGCAGTAAGTATAGTTAAAAAATCATTACCAGAAGTATTAGAAAAACTAAGAGAGAAGGCAGAAGCAGGAGATACGAAAGCAATGGAGATGTTTTTGAATTATGTAGCAGAGCTAAGCAAGAATTTAGATATTAAATCAGATGGAAAATCATTAGTAGTTAACATAGATAAAGACATAGCGGAAAAGAATAATGTAAAAAATGAACCTTAACTTATGTTATTAACTCCCACACAAAAAATAGTAGCAAGAGATAGACATAGATTTAGAGTTGTTGATGCTGGGAGAAGATGGGGAAAAACTATTTTATCTAGTGAAGAAATAAAAGGCAAGGCAATAGCAGATGAAACAAGAATAGCTTACATTGCTCCAACTTATGGGCAAGCTAGGGATATTATTTGGCAGATACTTGTAAAAGAATTAAAAGACGTTGCTGTTAAAATAAATGAAAGCAGATTAGAGATAGAAGTAAACAATCTTAAAGGAACAACGAGCTTAATTCAACTTAGAGGCTGGGAAAGTATAGAAACTCTTAGAGGACAAAAGTTTCATTTTATTGTTATTGATGAAGTAGCAATGATGAAAAACTTTTGGGTATATTGGCAGGAAGTTATAATTCCAACATTAACCGATACAAGGGGGGAAGTATTATTTACTTCTACTCCTAAAGGATTTAATCATTTTTATGAACTTTACAATTTAGAGAATACTAATGAACACTGGAAATCTTTTCATTTTACTACCTATGATAATTCGCACATTCCAACTGAAGAAATAGATAAACTTAAACTTCAGATGACTGAAGATAGATTCGCTCAAGAGTATTTAGGTGAATTTAGGAAAGTTGAAGGATTAGTTTATAAAGAATTTAACCGAGAGAGACATCTTTACAAAGAATTACCAAAAGATGTAAACTTTATAGAGAAAATTGTTGGAGTTGATTTTGGCTTTACTAATCCAACTGCAATTTATTTAATTTACAAAGATTATGATAATAGATATTGGGTAGACTGGGAATGGTATAAAACAGGCCAGACCAATGACCAAATAGTTGAGGTTATTGCTTCACTTAAAGCTAACAAGGTATATGCTGACCCAGAGGCTCCCGAGAAAATAGCTGAGCTTAAAGCTAAGGGAATAAATTGTTTAGAGGTTAGAAAGGGCAAAGATTCAATTAAGAACGGAATAGATAAAATAAGAGAATTATTAAAACAAAATAGATTATTTATTAACCATTCCTGTCAAAATTTAATTTTTGAATTTGAAACTTACCAATATCCAGATAAACGGCCAGATAATCCAGAACCAGAAATCCCCATAAAAGAGAATGATCACGGATTAGATGCCATTAGATATGCTATTACCTCTAATTGTATAGAAACAACAATCATAAATGATATTTTTCTTAAAAGGGAAATAGAACTTAATCGACAACAATTGCCCATTCAATGGGAATAAAAATAATATATGAACGCACAAAATATTTTCGCTCAAACAAGACAAGAAGTATCTGATTTCATTAATAATTATATCAATATAGTTGATGGTTATTCATTTAACCAATATCAAACGATAAAAAAATGCCATCTTTATTATAATTCACATTTCGTTAGCGGTGATGTTGATTCTAATGGGAGAAAAAAGATTTTCTTTAACATTGTAAAATCACCTTGTAAAGTTGCTTCTCGCTTTCTCAATTTTGATACTAAAAATATCCGTTTAATATCTAACAGAAGGGAAGCAGAAATGTCTACCTTTTTATTGGAAAAAGAAATTAAAAATTGGATGAAAGATAACAAGGTAGCCATAACCCTAAACAAAATTGCCGAGAAAGCTCCCATTTATGGTTCAGTTGTATTAAAGAAAACAAAGAAAGGTGCTGAAATCGTAGATTTACGTAGATTAATTTTGGACCAAACCGTAGAAACAATTACTGATTCAAGGTTTATTATTTTAGAACACAATTTAACGCCTACACAGGTTAGAGCTAAGGCAAAAGATGGTTGGGAGAATATTGAAGAAGTTATTAATAAGTTTTATGTTCATAATGCTCCGCAATCTTATATTCAAGACGGAAACTTAAATCAGGTTATATCAACTCCTCTTATTAAGATACACGAACGTTATGGTGAAGTGCCTAAATCTTGGTTAGACGGAACAGAACCGAAAGAAAACGAAGAAATGGTAAGGTCATTATTTATTATCGCTGGTGTAGATAATTTTAGTGTTGGTGAAGATGGAAAAACCGTTATTAAAGAAGAAGGAGTTATTCTTTTTAAGTCAAAATGGCTAGATGAATATCCGTTTAAGGATTGTCATTATGATAAAACAGATGGAAGATGGCTCGGTGTCGGCGTTATTGAAGATTTATTTCAAATACAGGAAAGAGTTAATGAGCTATCTAATGAGAAACGAGAATCAATGAGTATAAGTTCAAAGCACATTTTTCAAACGCAAGACCAAACAATTATTAAGAATGTATTAAGGGATTTATCAAATGGAGCAGTTATAATGGCGGGGCAAAACGGCGGTTTGGTTCCATTAGCTAACGAGGAAAGAAACTTATCGGCCTTTACCCAAGAAGAACAAAAATATATTAGTCAGGCAAAAGAACTTACTTTTTCTTTTGATGCTACTCGTGGCGAAAGTTTACCAGCTACAATGCCAGCCACTAATGCCGTCATTCAGGATAGAAATGTTAAATCAGTATACGGAGTAAAGCGGGAAAATCTAGCTAATATGCTTCGCTTTTTCTTTACTGACTTAATCATACCGCAGGCCATAAAAGATTTAACATTGGAACACGTTTTACATTTTACTGGTTCAACCGAAGAATTAGCCAAATTAGATAGCGCTTTTGTCAAAGAGCTTTCTAATAGAAGAGCTATTGATTTATTATTAGATGGACAATATATAGATGAGCAAGTAATGGAAACCATTAGACAAGATATTTCAAATCAGTTAAAAGAGATGGGAGCCGATAGATTTATTTTAATTAAAGATGGGTTTTATAAAGATGCTGACTTTACTTTTGACATTAACATTGAAAATGAACAGGAAGATAGCCAGTTGATTACTTCTAATTTATTTGCTATATTTCAAGCGTTAGCTAGTAATCCAGCAATTTTACAAGACCCAGTTATCAGGACGTTATTTTATGAATATGCTGAAAGAGTTGGGGTTAGCCCGATGAAAATAGAAATTGCCAATCTAGAAAAAACACAGACGGAGCAAACACAACAACCACCACAGCAGTTATTGGCTCCAGCTCCTATTAAAGGAAAGCCAGCTCAAGCAGTTAATCAGGAAAGTCCGCAAGTAGCAGTATAAAATTAAAAATATATGTTTAGTTCAGAACAACTAATAAAACTAAAAAGATTATTTCAAGACCCCGATTGGAAATTGGTAGATAAAATGTTAAGAGAATACATTGAACCCCTGCTAAACATTCAAAATGTTGATTTAAGTGATTTAAATAGAGGCGTTAAGGGGGAAATAAAGGCAAAAATACAATTTTATTTATTAATTGATAAGTTTTTGAAGGATGCTCAGGTAATAGCTGAATCTAAAGAAATATCAGAAGTTAACAATAAAGATTCAATGGAATAATTAGAAATAATTATATTCGGGTTAAAGGAACACCCTTTAAAAGTTCCATAACGAGCTGTCGTAAACAGCAATCAAAAATATGTCAGAAAAATTAGACATTGAGAACATCAACTCTTCAAATGATGCGGACGTCAACGATAATGACGACAATGTGGGAGAAAACAACAACGATGACAACAATGACAATACTCCCACCCTTGAAGATTATCAAAGAGTTTTTGAGGAAAAGAAACAGCTAGAGGAGAAAAACAAGAAATTGTATGCTCGCCTAGCCAAGTTGTCATCAAATCTTAAAGGGCAGGCAGTATCACATTCAGAAGATGTTAACGACAAATTAGAAAGGCTGGAGTTAAAAACAGAAGGTTTTAGTGACGAAGAAATTGATTTTCTAAGACCTTATGGTGGCAAGAAAGCTCTTGAAAATCCTTATGTGAAGTCAGCCATTGACATTATGCGTGAGAAGGCAAAAGCCGAATCAGCAGTTGTTGATGTTGACAGCACAAAGTCGGATATTGAGAAGAAATATACCGCTGACCAGCTAAAAAATATGCCGTTAGAAGAGCTGGAAAAAATACTGCCAAAAGCGTAATCGTTAAAAACTGATGCCCGAGTTCTTGTTAATTATTAACAAGTTGATTACGATGTTAAGTTAATATAATTTGTATGGCTGCTAATGTTACTACTTCAACCTTATCTAATTTGATGCAAATCTATTATGATAAGGTATTTCTAGACCGTGCTGAACTTGCCCTACAATACGATTTCGGTGCACAAAAAAAGGTAATGCCAAAAAATAGTGGTAAGACTATTTACTTTAATCGCTTTTCACCGTTACCAGTTGCTACTAGTCCTTTAAGTGAGGGTTCTAGCTCCTTAACTGGTGTTGCGATGTCTAGCACTATTGTTTCAGCCACTATCGCTGAATATGGCAATTATTCTTCTGTTTCATCTCTGTTTGATATGACTTCTCTTGACGAAGGATTAAAAGAACACGTTGAGGTGATGGCTCAAAATGCTGGTGAAACACTAGATACCTTAATTGCTGCTGAGTTATCTGCTAATGCTACCGTTCAGCTTGCTGGCGGTAAATCTGCTTTAAGTGCAGTAGAAAGCACTGATACCTTAACTGGTGCTGAAATTCGTAAGGCTGTCCGCACGTTAAAGAAAAACAAAGCCAAAACTTTTGATGATGGGCTATTTCGTGCTGTTATTCCCGTAAGTGCTGCTTATGACTTACGTGGTAATAGCGAATGGTTAAACGCTAACACCTATGTAAACAACGAGCTTTATAAAAATGGTCAAGTTGGTGTTTTACACGGTGTGCGTTTTGTTGAAACCAATAACGAGGTAACTCAGAGTTCAACCACTACGGTTTATCATACTTATGTGTTTGGTAAAAATGCTTATGGTATGTTAAGCCTAGAGGGTCAACCCGAAAGCCGAATTATTATCAAAACTCCTGGTCCAAATGACACTTCTAATCCGTTAGATATGTATTCTACTGTTGGTTGGAAAGCTTATTTTGTTGCCAAAGTTTTGAATTCTGATTGGGTGATTGCCATCAAGAGTGGAGCTACTGCTTAATTAACAAAATAATATTGTTCCCGCTTGAGTATTCAGACACGCCGATATACTCAAGCGTGGCGTGTGAATAATATGACAATACAAGAATTAGAAACAAAATTGAAAGAAATAGATAAAAATATTGTTATTAATGACCTTTCACAATATGGTGTAACCGATGTGGTAGAAATTGCTTATAACTATAATGGTAAAATGGTTAATATTTGTGCTTGTCCATCAAAAGAAGTAAAGGAAGAGTTTGACCCAGATTATAAAGATGAATATGGCAGGCCACACAGAACGGTTGGAGCAGTTTTATCAATGGCTCAAAACTTTATGAATCTATGGAATAATGAACCTGGATTTATAGAGTTAATGACCTGTAATGAAAAAGATTTATGACCAAGATTCTTTTTACTAATAGGCCGAAAGATGTTTGGATTGGTGGTGACTATATCCAAATGGAACGAACTGCTGAAGAATTAGAAAAGCTTGGAGTTGGAGTAGAAATTATTGAAAGCGGATTATTAAGACCTGCATTAAGAATAAGAGAGTTTGACATTGTTCATAACTTTAACTTTCCGATGGTTTGGGCAACTTATTCTTGCTGGATGGCTAATTTACATCGTAAGCCCTGGGTTAGCACTATGCTTTATACCGATACCGACAGATTTGTATCTTATGAGAAGCAACAAATTATGATAGATAATTGTTCA